GCAGACCTGCTCTGAACAAGTGCAGGAGCAGGTCTGCACAACAACACTACCAACAGAAAAGGAAATAACATGAACACAGTCACATTCAAGAACAGCGTTATCAAGAATGTTGTTGACCGCAATGGATTCTACACAGCATCCATCAACGACTACGAAACACTACCAACAGGGCGACAGATTTGCTCTGACTCCACACGAGTGGTTATCTTCGATGAGAATGTAATCGCACAATGACAACAAGGACCGTAAGCCTGGACTCAAGCAGGTAGTCCTAACTGCAGTATCACAAGCATAAAGACACAGGCAGGTGGGGGCTTCGGCTCTCACCTGCCTTCTCTTTTTTTCGCAGGCCCCGTAACATCAACGGACGGTAACGAGTTCATTATCTAACCAGAAAGGTAACAAAATGTTATTAGATTCTATGACAATGTTGGCAATCTTAATAGCCTTGACTACAAGTATCGCAGTTATTACACTAGCAATTAGACAGAACATGTTGTTAATGAAAGAGAATACAAGACTACGCCGTGCTTTAAGAACAGAAAAGCAGGCGCGTAGTAACTACTACTACATAGACAATGATGTAGCGAAGGAGGACCTATGGCAAACCAAGTAAAGTATGCAGTGCACAACTGCCACACATGTGGCATGGATATTTTAGTAGATGTAAATAGAACCAGCCCACGAAACTACTGCAGCCCATGTGCATGGGCCAAGTTAGGAGAAACCAACTATGTCGTACACAGTTCATGAGATAGCGGACTTGAATGAGTCCATTGACCAAGCAATAACATCAATCAAGAAAGCCAATGCCATCCTCGAAGAGATGATGGCAACAGGCAGAATCTATATAGAAGGAGATGATGATGTGTGACTGCAACTCAAACTGGAATAACCTAACACCAGAACAACAAGATGCAACAGTTAATTGGGATTCATTAGATGAACCCAATGGAACATGGGAGAGGAATAATCATGGAACTGGAACGTCCTAATACATGGTGGGCAATAGTTGAGCGCCAAGAAATAGAACAAGACTATGACATTAAAATGACAGATGAGCAGTGGAATGTGATGGTATATAACTTGGACAAGGCTGCATACAATTCAATAGATGCAATCATTACTGAAGTTGTAGATGAGATGCAATGAGCGGCCCATACATACCACCATATTGTGAAATATGCGAGCAGTATAACTCTACATGTGATGACTGTGGATTATGTAAAGAATGTGATGAATGTGAGGAGGATGATGAGTAACTTAAACCCTGAGTACTTAGATGTAATGACAACTCTCAAGATAGTAAGATTAGTTGGAGGATACACGCTTGAAGAATATACACAGAACCAGACAGGATGTGGGGCGATGAATGAAATATCAATCCTCCCTCTCACACCATTACAGTCCTGGGTATTCCTCATTACAATTTTCTATCTCCTCTACAGATGGGTTACTAGATGAAGAAACTATTCGCCTTGCTTACAGCATGGTATCTAGTGTTCTGGTCACTGCTACCAGGGCACACGCCAGTAGCACAAGCAAAGCCACACACAGAACCCAAGCCTACAGAGATGAGCGAGTTCCATTGGACCAAGCGTGCTCTGAAACTATATGCAAAACAGTTCATGCGAATGGCATATCCAGAATGGAACTTGTCTGAGCATCGAGCACTCATGAAACTCTGGGGTAAAGAGTCAGCATGGAATCCAGCAGCAGACAACCCAAACAGTTCTGCATTTGGTATTCCACAGTTGCTTAACCTTGACCCAGAAACGCCAGCCCCGCTTCAGATTGAGCGGGGGCTGGCTTATATCCAGCACCGTTACGAAAAACCATCAGTCGCTTGGTCGCATTGGCGAACAAACGGTTGGTATTAAGGATAAGCAATGACAGTTGGAACACCAGGACTAATAGAAGCAAAAGCATTAGCCAAAAAACTTTACGATGATGAGTTCGGTGCTCATTATTTACTTGGCTATGTTTGGGCAACACTCACAGATAAACAGAAACAAGATGTGTTGGAATCCCTCCAGCGCTATGTCACAGAAAAGGAAAAGAAATGACGGTAACACTAGAAGAAATCGAAAACTATCACAACATCCTATTGGGTGAGCACGATGGTAAAGAAGAGCAACTACAAACACAACGCAAGCGTTTAACAGATGCAATTTATGCACAGGTTGATTCAGATACAGCACCAGATGATGACCACATTGCAGAGATTGCAGCAGGTATGCAAAAAGATATTCAGTTGCGTGACTTTGTATTAGGTTTGCCATCTGAGCGCAAGATTGAGGATGTTAATACATACCTTGCATACTTTGTAGACTCAGTTCCTGATGAGTTTATTGCACCTGTTGGTAGCGTATTGGCTGCAAACCTGTACTCACTAGAGCAAACAGATTCAGCCAAGGAACTACTATCAAAAGTACAACAGGCTGACCCTCAGTACTCTCTAGCAAATCTACTTAACCGTGTATTTAATTCAGGCTGGCCAGCAGGTGCATTTGTAGCCATGACCCACGAACTACACCCAAAGGTTAAAGAAGGAATGGGTATCTAATCATGGGATTGGATATGTATCTCTACGCACGTAAAAGTATCTCATCCATTGACTGGAATAATAAACCAGATGGAACACTAGATAAAGTTCCTAACCCTGATTACGGAATCCTAACCAGTCTTATGGGTGCTAACGATTGGGCATATAACCCAAACGACCTAGCCTTTGCATCCGTATCAATCCAAGTTGGATACTGGCGCAAGGTTAATGCTATCCATAACTGGTTCATTAGTGAACTAACAGATGGAGAAGATAACTGTCAGCCTATTTATGTACCTCGTAGTTCTTTAATTGATTTAAAGATTACATGTGAAAGGGTATTGGCTAACCATGACAAAGCAGAAGAACTTCTGCCAACAGGCTCTGGCTTCTTCTTTGGAAGCACAGAGTATGACGAATGGTATTTCCGCGGCATAGAAAAAACCGTGGAGATAGTAAGTAAACTCATTGAAGATGTACCCGAAGGATGGGCCTTCGAGTATCAGGCTTCATGGTAAAGAAAGGAACACATGACTACAGCAGATGTAGTAAAAAACCGCTCAGCCTGGATTAAGGCTGGCGTAGCAGTAGAAGCAAGCAGCGCAGCACAGGTAGCAGAACAAGCAAGACTTGATTGGACTGTATCTTTATCTGACATGCATACAGAAGAGTTCATGCATGTACCTAAGAAGCAGGCTGTTGTTAAAAATAATGGTGGAAAACAGTCAGTCATTGGCGTAGTAGGTAACAAGTATAAAGTCTTTCAGAACTCTGAAGTCTTTGGTTGCCTTGATGGCTTGATTGATTCAGGTGATGCTCGCTATGCAGCAGCAGGTGAGTATGATGATGGTGCAAAAGTATGGATGCTTATGTCACTACCAAAAGAAATGGAAATCCAGGGCGACCCACATGCAGCCTTCTTACTAGCCAAGACTAGTCATGACGGGTCATCATCAGTAGTAGTTCGCCCTATCATTGAGCGATTGTTTTGTGCTAATCAAATCAATCGTATCTTTAGAGCCAAGAATAAAGCACATACATATACACTGCGTCATACACAAAACGCAGTGCTATCAGTATCTGATATGCGAAACCTTCTTGACCTAACCTACACAAGCATTGATGAGTATAGCAATCTTGCTAACCATCTTATGCAACGTGAAGCAGACATAGCCAAAGCAACTGCATACTTTAAAAAGGTATGGGCTTTGCCTTCCAAGATTGAAAACGCACCACTACACTTACTCAGCAAGGGTGAGAAGAACGCTAAGTCTCGTGCTCTCAATGCACGAGCAAAAGCATTTGCTGTCTATCAGCACAGTCCAACACAAGACAATATTCGTCACACAGAGTTTGGTTTATGGCAAGCAGTTGTAGAATATGCCGACCATCACTCTCAAAAAGATGCTAGTATTGCTACCCTTGCAGGGCGCAATGACGGCATCAATGGTCAGCAACTGTAGAAATTACAGTTACTGTTACTGGTATCAAGGCTACCTCCCCTGAGGAAGTTGAAGATATCATTACGGACAACATCGAAGTCAGCGGCTACGACTTAGAGTTACACGACCCAGATGTACGAGTACAAGATATCGAGCGAGAGTAACCAACATCAGCAGCGCTATCTAGCACATAGGAGTTTGTTCATTTCGACTATGTGTTAGACTTGGGGATGGGTGGTCCCGCCATCTGCGAACACGGGACACTAAACAAGGAGACAAATGCCAACAGAAATAACAAGAGATAGATACGGTAGACCAATGGTTGTGCCACCCAAAGGTGGTAAAGCAATTGCTTATACACGTGCTACTACAATCGCCAATAGTCTTGATGATGCGTCAGCATTAACAGCATGGAAGATGCGTATGGCAGCAATAGGTTTAACAAGCAGACCAGACTTACTACTAGCCATAGGTGTAGCAGCAGATGATAACAAGTTAGTTAATGCATACATCGAAGAAGCAATGGATGCAGCAGGTGCTAGTAAGGCAGCAACAATAGGCACAGCCATCCACGCACTAACAGAAAAACTAGACTTAGGTTTAGAGTTGGGTCCAATACCAGACCAATGGTTGCCAGATATTAAAGCCTATGAACAGGCAACAAGTATCTTAACCAATCTTTTCATTGAACAGTTTACGGTCTATGACAAGTTTAAAATTGCTGGTACACCAGATAGAGTTGTTGAGTACAAAGGTGAGCGATTCATTGCTGACCTAAAGACAGGTCGCATTGACCATCCAAATAACATATCAATGCAGTTAGCAATTTATGCCAACGGCATGCCGTATATGGTGGACACGGCAAGCCGTGGCACATGGGGCGACATCAACAAAGAGAAAGCAATTATAATTCATGCCCCAGCAGGGACAGGAACATGCAAACTAGTATGGGTTG